ACCAAAACTAATAGTGCCACTTCCGTTAGTAACTAATGCTTGGCCGCTTGTGCCATCCGATGTCGGCAGAGTAAGCGCCGTTACAAATGCCTGCAAGTTAGCGTCATAGGCAAGGACATCTGACCCAATCGCTACACCAAGATTTGTTCTTGCAGCAGATGTTGTCGAACCCCCCGTACCGCCATCAGCAACCGCAAGGTCTGCGATTCCCGTAATGTTACCGCCAGTTATTCGGACGCTATCCATAGCTAAATCGCTGGTGAAATCACTTACCGCAGCGCCAGAACCAGCGCCATCGCAATAAATTATTTTACTATCTCCATTGCCCACAGTGACATTTGCACCAGAGCCTTGAGAAAAAATGGCGTCCTGACCACTATCATTCTGTACGAAGTAAAGATGCGCCGCATCGTTGGGAGATACCGTAATGGTATTAGTTCCCGATGGTGATCCGCTTAAAACAAGAACTTTAAACATACCATCCGATAGCGTACCATCTGTGGTTGTAAGCGTATGAGTTGTTCCAGATAGTGTAATCGTACCAACGCCATTAACCAATCGGTCTAGGATATCAAAGTTGGTATTTGTTGTATTACCCCACGTACCAGACTGTTCGCCCGTGGCGATTTTCTCAATACCGCTTCCTGTATATGTACTTGCCATTTTGTTTCCTTACGCCGCTATTTCAGTCCAAATTGTAGTTTCCGGTGGTATTATACGCCCCCATACAAGTACAGAAGCGGTTCCCCCAGTTGCTGAAACACCAGTCACATTAACATTAGCATCGCACTCGCATACGATGTTAGCAGAATCCACAACCCCTGTCGAGCTTATGCCTGTCGGAGCTACTGGAACAATCTGATCTGTAACCGCTGTTACCTGACCAACTCCACCAGTTGCTGCAATCCCTGTAACCGCTATTGAGGAGTCGGCCTCTACGGTGGTTGAACCTACTCCACCGCTTGCGGTAACACCTGTAACACTTACATTTACGCCAGTACCAACTGTAATAGAAACACTTCCAACTACGCCAGAAGCGGCTAGTCCTGTCTCTGGTACAGACGCTGCGCCTTCAATAGATACTGTGCCTATTGCACCCGTAGCGGCAAGAGGAAATGCTACATCGTTGCCCCACGTACCAGAACCCCACGCTTGTGTAGAGGAGTTCCAGCCAGCAAAGACAACTGTAGCATCAGCCATATTTAAGCAATCCGTATGAGGGCGTTAGACGCATCAGCCGTTGGCATAACGATCTTAAAGTCACCATTGGTTGAGGCCTTGTCAGAGCCAAAGTCCAGAACAACTACTGTATTAGTAGTTCCTGATCCAGCGCCTTCAGTTGTGTTATAGATCAAAGCGCCCCGTGCAGTGATTGTTGCAGACGTAAACGTAAGATCTGCAAAATCTGTAAACGCCGTTGTACCAGATGTGGTTGGATCGACGCGAGTTAATGTCCCGCCCCCTGCGCTATATGAACCAGAGTTACTGACCTCGTTAGTCGCAGTGTAGTCCGTAGTCGCCGCTGTAAACGAAGCGCTATTGGTATACAAAGCTAACTTAAAGGTATCACCGCCTGAATTTAAAAAGTTGTGCCCACCCTCAAGAAGCTCTTTTTTAAAAGAGGTACACATAAAGTTTCCGCTGAAAGCCATTTTAAAGTCTCCTTATAAGTTCAGCAAGTTTCGGATGCCCTGCATCTATAAGGGCGTTATACACAGTTGTACGATCACTGCGAATAGCTTGACGCATGTAGTAGGCAACAGTGCGTTCCATTTCTACCTTGTAGGCATTTGCCTGATCTCTAATCGCAGGGTGTGTTGAATCAGATACACTTATCAGTTTACCCACACAGTCCTTTGATATCTCTTCAGGTGTAAACCCACGATTATGGGTTGTTTGTACTCCAACAATAGATTCGCTTTGAGGTACATCTACCTTCACACTAAACATTTATAGCTCCAGCCTTGGTTCGCTGCGATAACTATCGCGCTTCAGTCTACCCTCACCTAAAATCATAAGTCTCTTTAACGCTTCTTGGTACTTTTCTTCATACTGAGCAAGCAAATCAGCATCACCCTTCATGAATATGTAAGCTTCTACAAGAGACCCGTACAACAAAGCAACCTCTGCATTATCACCAAGCCAAGATGTTGATGATGTAACTATAGACGGTGGATCGTAATAATAGTGCAATTGAACTTCATATGCGGCATCTGGGGTTGGGCCTAATATAAAGTTTCCAGAAGAGTTAGTTGATGTGAAGTCACCATCAAACTCAGCGTAATACTTAGGTCTGGAATATGATGTCTTTGATGGATACGCCTCTCTAACAAAATTAACATCTTTGTTGAGAAGGAAGTGATAGTCTCCATCGCCATCTATAACTGCCATAGAAAAGGGTGCCAAGAAGTCTGATGGCCTAGCTATGAACCTAACTTGCTGGGTCATGTTCGCCGTAACATTCTTGCGGAGTTCAGGAATTAACACAGTTCTATGTATTTTCTCTTCTGCCTGACGAACAAACGTAGGAATTTCAGCGACAAAAGTTGTCTCATCATTCTCCGTGTAAGCCTGTATAGCTGCTGTTAATTCTGAATAGTTCATTTGAACTTTCCTTTAGGATATTCTAAACTTGCCACCTTGAGTGGCAGCGCCCATACCACGGCATACCTTGCCACCACTAGCCAAGCCTAGTGCGCTTTTAATGTCTTGCTTAGGCTCCGTATTGTGATCTCTGGTTCTTCTACGGGCAGCTTCTTTTATAATTCTTTTCTTTGTACGCTTTTCTTCAGCCATACGTTTTTTCTTCGCCGCTTTTTCAAGGTCTTTTGGTCGTGCTTTCGGTTTAACATCCTCAACGCCCATTTTAACTCTCCTCTTGGTACAGGTTATCGAATATTTTGTTGACATCCATAGTATAGTCTAAATCGGATTTTGAATAGTGTATATGTTGAGATGGCTTGAAGTCTGGGGCACCAGTACCAGTCTCAAACCACGCAGGATGAGTAACCCTTACACGATTGTTAGGCAGTGCCACCACATTACCAGTCCATTCCCCAGCGTCTAAAAGCTGCATAACATGGCTTTGCTTATGTTGCGCTGGGTCATCCGCTATCTCACCTTCCGAATAATCAACGGTGAACATATACTTTGCAGGATACATATTCCCATCTATCTTTGCCAACCAAGGACATGGTGTTGCCCTGTCCAAGACGTACACAGCATGGTTGTAGGACGAACAGTCCCAAGGCTGGGCATCATGCACAGCCATAGCAGAAGGCCACTCATTGAGCGGCTCATCGGCTACAAGAGCGGTTATAGGCATTCTCGCCCACATTGCGCCACCATGTACGTTCTCTTCTTCATCTTCATCAGCCTCGCATCCCGTAAAGATAACTTGAAAGCTCAAGCATCTATTTGGCATTGTCGTTACCGCTATTGCCATCGCGTGTAAGAACTCGCCGTGGTATTGTTCATGGTTGTGAGTATACTCACGGCGAACCCAGCACTTGAAGTGCGGTATGTTACTTTGCAAATAAGCCAATCTATCCCCCCAAGTTGACTTTACTTTTTAGTCTTACCGCCTTTAGCGTAACCTTTTTTCTTTTTCATCATGGCCCCGCCTTTGGCGTAGCCTTTTTTCATCATGCCACCACCCATTTTCTTTTTAACAGCGCCACCTTTTTTCATTTTGCCTACACCATCAGCCGCAAACGCTGGGACACTCTTCCCATTCTTTTTGACCATAGGCATCTTGCCACCTGACTTCATTGCCACGGGCTTTTTCTTTTTCATTGCGCCGCCAGCCATCTTCTTAGCAACGCCGCCTTTAGCATAGCCTTTTTTCTTCATCGCCATTTTAAACTCCTATGTTGTTTCGACGGTAACAGTTCCAACTTCAGCTTTCATAAACTGAAGCTCGTTCCATACAGGATTCCACCCAAACAATCCGCGACTTTCAGCCAAAGACGTATCAGGCCTTGGATTTCTCAAAGACTGGGGATCGTTTATCTTTACTCTACCCAAAAAGTTTTGTGGTTGGTCTGGGTCAACAACATCACGGCCTACCAAGAATCCAGTCTTAACGCCGTTGTTAAACTCAGGCACAAGATCAGCCAAAGGATACCTGAACCCTGTCTTGTCACAGTAACCAAAAGCGTACTTTCCTCTAGCGTAACTCATCCTGCACCCATCATAAATGTGTTAAACGGGACAAACTTAATTGATGCTGTCTCTTCATCTTCCCCAGCGGCAAGCTGAAACTGGAACTCATACTCTTGTTTTAATCCAGCAGCCATCTGTGGGTTCTTTTTCATGGCAATATAGTAAGCCATACCCGCGACTAAACATGGCACAAAGCGAGGCGGTACAGATGATACTTCTGTGCCTATGCCAGATGACAACCCGTCAATACCCTTTAACCTATGATACGCTATTTGATAGGTCGTTGTGTTATCAGGAACAGGCCACAAGGTTACTTTTGTTTCTGTCGGGAGCCTTTGGACGTAGATTTGGGTCGGCCTACCTTCCGTGTTTTTGTTGGTTTGCTGGGCGTAGGTCGAGACACTGACTCTTTCGAGCGAGGTGTCGATTTGGTTTGTGCCTGTTCCTGTGCGGATTTGGTGTTCGATGATGTCGATTGTATCCGCAGGAAGGGTATACGTTGCCGTACCCGCTGTAACAGCGAGCGTACCCGCTTCAATAGTGAAGAGATTAAGACCACGGTTTTGCCACTCCAATGTTAAAAGGTTTAGACTTCTTCGTGCGGTTTTAAGATCATACCCACTACGCATCTCAAGGCCAGCCCGTTCATAGGCTTCCTCAAAGATCTCTGGCATGTCGGGGGTTACTACAGCCATTATGTCACCACGCTCCTAAACCGTTTGGTTTTCTTTGCAATCTTTTTAGGCTGCTTGGCAACCTGCTTGCCCTTCTTGGTGGCCTCGCGTTTCTTCTTTGTAGTAGCGGCGTACTCCGCAGAGGTCAAAGACTTGATAGCCTTCTCAGGAAGGTATCGCTCGCCTGTAGCCTTGCTTCCTTGCGTCGATGGCTTGCCAGACTTTGTTCGCCACTTCTGCTTTGTCCAAGACTTCAAGCTCTTCTGTGACTTCTTGAGCGCCATTAGCTTTTATAGCCCCCACCTGCTTTTTTATAGGCCTTCGCTAACATTTGGGCTTTCCTCGCCGACCATTGACCCGGCTTGCCGCCCTTGCCACCAGCCTTTATACGATTAAATATCCGCTTTCTTTTTTCTGGTTGAGTGTAATTACCAGCTTCATTAACCCGACTTTTAGATTTCTTCTTTGTTTTGCCACCTTTGCCAAAACGAATAATCTCCAAGTCTTTGGCATCATCACCTGTAGAGGTTCTGTTACCTGTTAGTTGACTGCCCATCTGGGAACGAGAAATAGCCATTTAGCACTTCCACCTTTTCCTAGCTTGGCGCAGTCTGCTATTAGGATCTTTCGCTGCTTTAGGGAACTTCTTCATCTGTCCAGCGGAACGGGCACAGAAAGACTTACGCCGTTTTGCATCCTTACTCCCCTTCTTAACCTTCCCTGTCACGGCGGTTTTTAACTTAGATCCGGGGTTGTCCTTGCGATACTTGGCAACACCCTTCTTTGTCATACCCGCCCCAGACTTTGTGGGACGTTTATGACCACCTTTTATGCTGTGCCCCTTCATAGAGCCTTTCTTAGGCTTACTCGTAGAAGACATCTGCATGACCCAAGTTAGTCATATGGAAATAGACACCATATGTTGCTATAAAGCCTTGGTTTGGTATTGAGAAAGTGTTTGCAAAAGTATCTGCCGCACTTGTCTCCTTGGTCATCAGCCATCTTTTAGGGAACGTGTTTGGTGCAGGCGTTGAAGCAACATATCGACAAACGGGTGTACCCGTAATCGTATCACTATTCAACATAGTAACCGTAAAGGCGTTTGCCGTGGTCACTGTGATCGTATAGTTTCCCGGTTGAGCCGTTCCACCTGTACCTGTCTCAAAAGCAATTCCAACAACATCACCAGTCGATAGCCCATGACCCGTGTCGGTCACAGTAACTGTTGTTCCCGACTGAGCATAAGTTCCCGCTTCTGGAGCAGTATCAGAATCATAAATTTCCAACCTGCCAGCAGAAGACGTACCTGTAACAGCGATTTCTTTTACACGATGGCGACCAAGTACAGCAAAACCACTTTCATGCCTGTGCGCTTGAAAAATTTGAGCTATCGTACTGTTGCCCATATCTATCCCCTATTAGCCAAGGTTGTTGTTCTGAGCGTACAGAATAGTAACACGAACTTCACCCGCAGTTGTAGCGGCAGAGTTTGTTACGGTCAGACGTATATCAGCAGAACCTGTATCTTCCCATGCTAATGCTGCACCCGCTTGAGTGGTCGGGTATTTGCGACCTGCGGTTGTTCCAATAGCATAAGTATTAAGGATAGATGTAGCACCGCCTACGGTGTCACCAACGCTCAGATTAGTTGCATCACTTGACGCGGTAATAACGTCAATCACACAGTCAATAATCTGTGAGTTTGCTGGAATAACAACGTCAGTTACAGACGCAGCTAATGCACCGCCAGCTAAACTTGCGGCAAATGTCTGAGACATTACAACTTGTCCGACATTTGCAACATCGCTTCCAAGTGTAGTGCCCGTAGTATTTTTGATGGTTCCAGCTTTAATTGGACCAGAAAAAGTAGTCGTACCCATGTCGATCTCCTGTCTGGGTTAGTCAGACACACCATGTGTCTGTCAGGGATACACCTATAGTAATAGATATTTAAACAAAAAGAAAGGGGCAACCGAAGCTGCCCCTAAGTTATACATGAGGAGAATACATGAAGTACCCACCTTATAGCATACTTTATGCTCCGCGAGAACCGTAGATTCCCAATGGATCTGATACACCAAAGCTGTAACGCTCACGCGCTTTGTAGCGCACGTTACCAGTGTCAAAGTCACCATCCATGCCTGTTTGCATAGCGGTACGGACAAAGTGCTTCATGCCGTTAGGCACATCAGTTGTGATGAAGAAGGCATCATTGTCTGTCAGATAGTGGTTCACCGCATAACCCTCTGGGATAGACCCGTTTGAGTTAAGTGCGTTGATATCATTATCTGCTGTACCAACACGCAGAGTTGTTTCCAACAAGCGAGTTGCAACAAACATTAACGCTGGTGGAATGATTAGCTTACGAGGGCGAGCAGCAATCAACAAACCACGTTCATCAGTGAACGCAGCAATATCAATAACAGCTTGCTCAAGTGAAGTCTCATTCAAGTCAGCATCAGTTGCAGGGCGGTTAGCGTTAGTAGTGCCCTCAACGGTTGGGTGCGCTGTGCTAAACAAAGTAACGCCATCACCTGAGTTAAAGGTGGTGAAGCCTGTGTTCAACAAAGAAGCAGCCTTTGTTTGCTTTGTGTATGCCATACCGCGAGCAAGAGCTTTGGTATAACGAGCAGAAAGCGAATCATACAGATTGTCTTCCATAGCCTCTTCTGTGATAGAAAAGCCCATTGCGACTGTCTCATGATTGTAACGCGCAGTGAATGATTCCTGTGCGTTGTCATAAGAAATTGAAGCACCTTCTGCTTTCACAGGGGCGGCTCCAAAACCTGATAATTTAACT